CCACGATCAATTAACTCTTTCACTCGCTCAGTGACCTGTGCCGAAATTTGTTTTACTAATTCTTCTGGATTAAACATTTTTGTCACCTCCTTTTTTCAAATTCTTCTCGATTTCCTCTACAATTCGCTCCACAATTTCGTTCGGATCGGGCTCCCAGGCCTCCTCTAAATCAAAATTGGACTCCAAGGTCTCCTGTATACTACGAAATTCTGGAACAGGTTTATCAAACTCTCGATAATGTCTTTTTAAATGGTTGAAAATTCCACGCCGTTCATTTTCAGGCACATCTACTCCACCTCGTCCGCCAAGCAGTGCTATCATAGCAGCAGCAACACCACGCCAAATAGTTTTCAACTGTCCATCTATAACATCGTGATGCGGTAATTTGTAGCCGCCAAAGTCGTCAGCCTTTTCTGGATCAACGTATGCAAATGCCTTCGCATATTTTCGCCAATTTATTTTATCTTTTTTACCACTACCATCATTGCTTGCCCATCGTTTTTCTACATCATCAAAATTTTCTTCTCTAATCTTTTTTGCAATATCATTTAATTGCTCTAACAATTCGTGCATTTGCTCCAACAAATCATCTTTGCTCCGCTGTTCTGATGCTGGCTCAAACGCAATCCCATTATGCGACCGACAGTGCGCCCGCGCCTGAGCTACCGTCCACTCATCCTTTGGATAACGATAGCTTTGATCTTCAGAACCGCCGCCACGCTTAAAACCAATAATAGCATAATAGGTTTTCCCTTCATGCTCTCGCCGCTGTCGGCGAAAACGAATGTAATTTGCTGGATCACGCACCCTGCAACTATGTTCGTTTGGATACGGTTTTTGTGGATCAAATGCCCAACGCTTTGCAAAATTGCGCCCACTCGTCTTCATCATTTTCAAAAATTTTCTGAGTCATCTCTACCCAGCCCTCTGGCGTATGATCAAAATTGTCATTTTGGTAAAATTTCTCAAGCACTTCATACCACTTCAACGCCCGTTCATCACCCTCAAATTCTTTTCGCTGAACTAATGCATTTGGATTCGCTGGTACTGGTACTGCCGAAAATTCCAGCAATTCCCATTCTTTATATGTCCGTCCACGTTGGCCATCCAATACTGGTCGATCACTATAAGAAATAGGCAAAAACCGAATTGAACCCGCATTTAGAAAACCGTTTTTGTATTTGTGATAGACCAGTCGCGCAAATGGGTCATCCATGTCAAATTTCACGTCCGCCGTCACTCGTTGTGGCGTGATCTTCAACGTTTCTGGAATAATTCGGCCTATTGGCAAACTTCGTAGATCATGCACCCAGAGAAATACTGGATTTTTTAGAAAATTCTGTACCTTCGCACCAGCTGGCTCAATCACTTCACTATCACGGTCTACCACCCGCTCAGTTAGCACAAATGGTAAGACACCATCTGGATAATCGTTCGCTTTCTCTTTATCAACATAACAAATTTTCCGTACAGCTTTTGACAACTCAGGTGTATATGTCCAACTTGTCGGATTATCCGAAATTGTAAATGGTTGACTACTTATAGATTCCATTTTTTATGTCCTCCCTAATGATTTTATTTAAAGAGAAAATACCACGTCTTAAATTTTATTTTTTCTTTCAATAAACCCCACATAGCAGATCGGGGAGGACTTGAACCCCCAACCACTGGTTTTGGAGACCAGCGCTCTTCCATTTGAGCTACCGACCCGCAAAAAATATTAAAGAAAGAATCCGTAGACCGTAGCCTACGAACGTTGCAAGGACTTGCCTTGCAAGAGGAAATTTAACCCCTGTTCCCCTCATCTACCACATTTCCACAAATAGGACACACCATATTATATTTATTCTTTGAAATAGGTTGCACAATAATTTCTTCATTAGGAATATAGTTATTACAATGTCCACAATACCAATGAGTTTCTTCCTTTTCCATCCGCTCTAAAAATTCCAAAAATTTTTCATCGTAATTTTCAGATGGAAACAATTCATTAATAGATATAGTTTCCCTTTTTTGTTGCGCCTTCTGTTTCAATATCATCCGAATCTCTTCAAATCTTTTTTTATTTACTTTCGGTACGTCCATAATTATTTCATTTAGAAATAGATACCATACCTGAAATTTTATATTCTGGATCTCGCACACCAGAACCAGAAGTTGGCGGCCGATTATATTTCCCCTCAACAAATTCTACAAAACGCTTTGCCGCTTCTACAATTATATCAACATTGTAAATACCTAAATTTTTTACTGCCAACTCCAAACAGGCTAAACGTAATTCTTCTGAACTCATTTTATTGCTCCTTTTTAAAATTCCGTTTAAAGATTATTTTTTTTACTCTGCTTTTCTTGACATATTACGGTGTCCTTGGTTCTTTTGTCGGAAACATAGTGCATCTTTCGTTTATCGCTTGCGGGAATGGCATTTGCTCCCCATCAGGTAAAACAAAATTCTCATCTACATTTCTAACAACACCATCCATTGGTACATGAGTCTCACGCACACGGTCATCTCGACTCGTTAGCCACATTTTCCGCTGATGCCCACCCTGGACCATGCCATGTTGCAGCCCAAAATTGTGCGCACCCATCATCTCGGTTCGTGCTATCACTGCCGCCCGGCGGCGTGTCACTGACGGATCAAACACCTTGCTACGTATCCGTTCAGCAATTTCAGAAAGCGATAAACCCTCACTAATTGCTTCCTGTAATGTGTTACGAATTTTCTCCGCTGTTGTTTCGTTCACAAACTGACTAAACCGTTGCACTCGCTCACCAAGTGCACCACGAACCGCCGGATGCACCAAATCAGGCTCTTCTTCCATGATCATTCGCATCGATTCTTTCACTCGTTCTACCAAAAGCGGACCACTTAAACGTACTAATTCCTCAACCCAACGTTGCATATTGAAAATTTCGCCTTCGACTTCTAAATCTACCTTGATATTTTTTTCTTCAAGCTCCATTATTCGAGCAATCACTTCTTGCTCTTGCCTTTTAAAAAATCTTTCCATAAATCTTTGAAACTTTTTCTCCGATGGCTCAACTTGTTTGACAATACTTTTCCATAGTCGCGTCCGTTCTTCATAGGTTGTTGCTTTCGCTATACTTTTTTTTTTACTTTTACCACTTTGAACCGTCGCCACCGGCTGCACTGTTAACGGCAGGTAGAACGAATTCATCGCTTCATCGTCCACCGGCTGCAGCCCAAACACTTCGGTCAAAATCATATTTGGCGTTACACCGCCATGCTTAAATCCCTCGAAGAATCGTTTTGCTTTCTGGTCAATATTTTCCTTCAATGCCTCTACGCCACTAAGGTCTGGCTCAACCACTATATCAGTTCGTGGCGTTAGTCGTGGCAGTAAAAATTCATTTATCAAACTATATATCTTCATTACATCTGGCATGATTGTTTCCTGCCAGAACATTTTTCTTGCCTCTTTCCAGTTCTCATAGGTTGCTTTACCGATGCCAAGCACTTCTAACGGTACGCCATAAATCGCTGCTATCTCCTCACGGTTCATCTCTCGCAAGTTAGTAAATTCAGCATCGGTCAGATTCATGCTGGCCAGTGGCGTAAAATCCATATCACCCCACATAAATGCCACTGAATGAGCCTTATCCGTACCAGCGTAAAGTTGACGAAAATGCTGACGCAATCGCTCCAGCTCTCCAGTCTTTGGCTCTCGTGGAATTTTCACAATTCCACTTGGTTTCATACCCTGCTTGAAAAACCGTTTGTTAAACTCAACCGCATTCAATTCTAACGTCACAATCGACCGGCCTGCTCGTAATGGAGACATACCACGATAATTGTTTGATGGATTAAAATATTTAACGAAAAATACTTGTTCGGCAGGATATTTCACCTTCTTAAAGTTAACCAGTCGTTCATAGCCAATGATATATTCCTCTGGATCCACCAGCACTCGCACATCTTCACTTCGCCAGTCGGCGTACATTGCTACCGGATGTCGACCTCGCCCGTCAAATTCCAACTCCCAGAAAAATTCACCCTGAAGCTTTAGACGGCTAACTGTCTCCATCCAAAAATCATATTTGGTCTGAAATTTATTAGGTTTGCGAAAAATTTGAAACTCTGGTAGATGAGATATATCTTCTTTAGTACCGTCAGTCTTCACCCGATAGACTTTTATCGGCAAAAGAGCTATATTCGTAGCAATGATAGAAACACATCGATAGACCCATGAGATTTTCTCATAAACATCGGTAAGAGCTTTTGGATCACCAACTGCATATTCAGGCCACGTTGACGATGGACTCTCCAACAATTCAGACATCACCACCGGGTCAACCATTCGCTCAAGCCCATGAGCTTGCGCCAGCTCTTTGAAGAATTTATCAAACACTGGGTCACCTCGCGACTATGTTCACATACAGCCATGCTACAAATGAAAGTAGCACAGCTAAAACTACCAGCGCCTGAAAAAAGACGCCGTAAATCCAACCGACACGCAATTTCATATCACGTGTCCTGATGACCCGCCAAGGGAATCTCCAGGTGAGCTGGGCGCAAAAACCACTGATAATAAAAAATGAAAGCACAAACAATAACTTAAACAAAAATCCAACTATCTCGCTCACACGCGCCCCTTTCTTTTATAAATTAAGAAAAAAAGTTTAATTAAAAAAATATTTTTTTTAAAAAAATAAAAAAATCCATTATTCTTCTGTTGATTTATCCAATGCTACCTCAAACAAAACATATATCATACCAACAAGCAATTGCTTCAAATCATCACCTAACACGCTTTCACCAAGTATTATTGCCTGATATTTCCAGCAAGATTCTTCACTCGGAGCCTTGAAAGTAATATCGACACCCTCATGCAGTGCAATTTTCAAAAAGTCAAAAAAATCTATCTCAGCTTGTTCTTTTGATGGCATGATTAATTCCTCACTCAAAACGTTATCCCAAAACTCTTTGGCTCATCAAACGCCATTACCACCGCATCAGCGCAATCTGGCGAACGACCAAGCCGAGAAGGCTTACGCAGATCATCTTTGCTTTCTACCTGTATCTTGCCGCCCAACATCAATTTATACCGCGGTGTCACCAGCTCACCAATCAAGTCATCATCTGGCGGCAATGCAATAGGCTCACCAAATTCTGGATCAAGTAATTCTCGCATCCGCCACCATGCCTCAGCTCGGCGATTGACAAATCCAAATTCACCTGAGCGATCCCGTTGATCACTTCGTTCTGCTGCGTTAAATGCCTCCACCTGCAGCGAAGTATTTTTTCGAAGATAGTCATATACTCCAGCTCCTACGCCAATCACATCTACCACAATCTTTGGATTTCCTTGCCTCGCTGCCGCTTCAACAATTGAAGCAATTTCCATAGTATCGTGCTTTTGATACTTACGCAACTCTTTAATTGCCCAATCGTGCCGCATTGCCAATACAGTTTGATCCTCGCCAAACCTCGCCACATCGACCCCTATTTCAGTAAGATCATCCCAATCGTCACGCTCATAAAGCTCATGCCACCGTTTAATCGCCTGCTCCACCCAGGCGAGAGGAATAATACCGTCTTTTCGATCTTCAGCAAACTCACCTAATACATGAGTCTTGTACATTGGATGATCTTTTCCCCATTGCCGCTCTAACTGTTGCACACGTTCTTGTGAAACCCGCCCAGCCTTAATTGCTTCTTCAAGAGATACATGAATTGTCGCCCAATCCTCAAAACCAGGTTTGCGACTGTGAATGTCATAGAATCGCCCGACCGGTGCTCCAGGCGTGCCTAATGCCAGCCAGTATCCCTCACCCTGGCTCATAAACGTGCCTTCTATCGAATCCCACGTAGAATCTGGAATTATTTTGCTTTCATCAAAAATGTACAAAAGAGAATCAGCATGTGCACCTTCAAGTGTTTCTGAATCATCTGATGCTGCAGCGAAAGCTTCACCAGTTTTAAGTTTCAAATTCAACGACAAAAGTTCGTATCGGTCGAATGGTGGTCGGCCAATTACTTTCCAATTTAATCTACGACTCCATTTGTGAACTTCGGGCCAAAGAAATTTGGACAGTTGCCGCCAATGTGAGGCAGTTGTTGGAATTTTCCAATCTTCATCTATATCACGAGTAGTAGCAAACCAGAGAATCACCCATGCCGCAGTTGCAGTCTTGCCAAGACCACGCGGTCCACGTTCCGCTAATCGCTTCTTTTCTAATAATGTCGCTAATGACTTTTCCTGATATGGTGCTGGTTTTTCACCCGGTCGCCAAATAATACAATCATGCAGCCAGGCTATTGGATCGTTTCTGTAAAATTTTCTATATGAAGGATAGGAATATGCTAACTGAATTAATTTCGTTGCACGTTTTGGATCGTTCAAAGCTGCATAAATTTCTGATTCAGTTATTCTCATATTCTTCCTCGCCACTTAAGATCGCTAACAATCGCTTCACAATTTCATCAGCAGTTAAGGCTCCATAATCTAACTCACCAGAAGGATCGGTAAAAGCATGCTTTTGCACATAAAGACCTTGGAGTTTGGCAATGTCCTCAAGGATCGAACGACAAACACCCCAATGTTCTCGCTCATAAGCTTTTCGGAATAAATTTATCCGTGCCGCGATGTGAAAAGCCAACAAAGCGTCACGGTCCTTCATGTATTTTTCAGCAAATCCCTGCCAGGCAAGATCAATATACTTGTATGCTTGCGATTCTGAAATTCCCCACTGTTCTTTTATATTCTTAACAATTATTGGCGAACGAACTCCTTCGATGAGCCATTGTTGAACGATTAAAACTCGCTTTTGCTTTTCTATGTCAGTTGCTTTTTTTCCAGGCATTTTCCCCTCCAAAAAACGCCACCAGACGCCCCAGGATCGCTTAAAATTTTTTACCTATATAAAACCATTACTTTTTAAAATTTTGCGCAAGTTATTATTTTTATTAAAGTTGACTTACTTTTTTGCATTTTTTCTTGAAAAACTTAATTTTTATATCTTATTGTTTTTTAATAATTTGTAAAAAATAAGATTATTAATTTTTCATAACTTTTTTATCTCTCTTCAAAAAAATAGGCGCTCAAAATCGATTTCTACCTATTCTTTTTCTTACATTTTCCTGTAAAAGTTCCCTTTTTATCGATGTTTTTAGATCGCCCTGCAAGTCTTCAAATTTCTGGAAAGAAATTGTCGGGAGATTGTTTGGATTATGTACATAAATCTTTTTCATCACAATATATTCAATACATTTACTAAGTAAATTAATATTTTTTCTACCAAAAACAAAATATTTTATACATTGCATATTTTTACATTTGCGCTTTAAACGTTATTAAAAAATATTACCGTGCATTCAAAAATCGTGCCTAATAAAAGTTAATAAATTCCTTAAAAAAGCTGACAAATTCCTTAAAAAAAATAGTGAATGTAGGTTTTTTTTAGTCTATCATTAAAAATCAACGAAAATTTAACAAAAACAACAAGATAGAAAAAAAGTTGAGTGAATGAATGTATATAGTTTCCTCGTTTTCTTTTTTAAAAAAAAATTTGTTATTAATTTTTTTTTCAGTTTAATAAAAACAATAAGATAGGTATATTAACAGTTATTAATTTACTTTTTTATTAATTTTTATTATATCTATCTTGTTGTTTTTATTATATTTTCTTCTTTTTTTTTATTAACTTTTTATTATTAACTTTTTTTTTCAAGTTTTGCACGGTACAGAGTACATTCAACACATTCACTAATATATCCTATCTTACGGTATTGCATAAGATAGAAGAAAAAACTACATTCACTCGTTATTAACTACATTCACTCTTGTGTTTTTTGCAAAAAAAAAGAAAAAATATGCAATTTGAGACGAATTCTGGCAAAACAGCCAGAAAAAAAATATCTTTTACCAAAAAAAACACTTGACTTTAACAGAAAAGATTAAGAATTTTTACTAACCAAAAAAAAAAAAAAAAAAAGAGGAGCTTAAAATGAAACACATCGTCTCTTTTAACATCCCCCCATATCTTCATCTAAAGTTAATCGAGGAAGCAAAGAGTCGTCTAATAAGCGCCAGTGCTCTTCTACGCCAGATATTGCAAGAGCGCTACGAAAATGAGAAGCAAAAGGTGACGGCTGATGAGCAAACAGTCGTCAAGCAGTGAAATAGAAATCCAGCTCGCTGTCCAGGTTATAGAAAATACCTTAAAAGAAAACCCAGATGCTCAAGCTCTTTATGAAGAAAATTTTTTAGATGCTTTTACTTATCTGCCGAACTACATCCGTGAACGCTATTTGTTACGTTTTCGAGAGGTACCTGGATTTAAATTACGTTCGTTCCTGCGAGCGGTAAAAAGCTATGAGGCTAAGAAGTCTCCACCTACTGAAAAATCTCCGCCACCACCAGTTCGCATATCCCCAGATGGCGACAGACCGTTAATCATCGTGAATGACCGACAGCTTCAAGATGTTGTTGCTGACTCACTCTCTGCACTAGAAAAATTCAATCAAGTAGAACCTACTTTTTTTGAACGTGGCGGTGAGCTGGTCACCTTACGGCGCAATGAGTTTGGACGACTGTTCATTTACGCACTAACTGCTCGTGATCTTCGTCTTTGGCTAAGTCGAGCAGCAGACTATATTCGCCGTGGTGCTCGAGCTGATACAAATGTATCACCGCCGTTAGAGGTAGCTGAAGGTGTTTTGAGTCTTGGTTCATGGTCTTTCCCAGCACTTGAGGCGATTGTTTCTTTACCAGTTGTACGTGATGATTTTTCGATACTCACTGAGTCTGGCTATGATTCGGCTACTCGCCTTTACTACGACCCTGATCCAACATTTGTAAATATTCAGATTCCTAAACAGCCCACCAGAGAAGATGTTCAAAATGCTCTACAAGTTATTGATGATCTATTGTGTGATTTCCCATTTGCTCGTCCTTGCGATCGTGCAAATGCAATAGCGATGTTTCTCACACCACTAATTCGCCCACTTGTAGGTGATGGATGTGTGCCGCTGGCTATAATTGATGCGCCGATAATGGGGACAGGGAAGAGCTTTTTGGCGAAATTGCTCAGTGTGGTGACTCTTGGATTTGAAACAGCAATGGTAAGTGTGCCTAACGATAATGAAGAATGGCGAAAAACACTGGCAGGCTTGCTGCTTGAAGGTCAAACTATGATAGTATTTGATAATATAGAAAAAGATTTGCATAGCCAACAACTTGCCAGTGTGTTGACTGCCAGAAGTTGGAGCGTGCGAGTATTAGGGACGGCGCGCCACGTGGAGCTGTTAAATCGAGCAACGTGGGTAGTGACTGGGAACAATGTCTCGGTGCGTGGTGATTTAGCCAGACGATGCTACCGTATAAGACTTGATCCATCAATGGAAAAACCCTGGCAGAGAAATAGTTGGAAACATCCTGACCTTTTAAGCTATGCAAAACAAAAAAGAGGCGAGATTGTGGCAGCATTGCTAACGTTGATAAAATATTGGGCTAACAATGGTGCAAAAATGTTTACCGAGCGAGTACTGGGTAGCTTTGATCGTTGGTGCAAGATTGCTGGTGGAATTTTAGCGACAGCAGGCATAGAAGGATTTCTTGAAAATATTGATGAAATTTACGAGTTGTTATCAGATGAGGCGGCAGAGTGGAAGAACTTTTTCGAGACGTGGTACCGGCTATATCCAGAATCAAAAAACAAGAGCAAAGCCTTTACAACAAATGAACTGTGTGAGATTTTAGGCTTGGTGCGATGGATAGGCAAAGAGATAGAGGCAGGAGCACCGTCATCAAGTGAGATTGTTAAAGCAAAAGAACTATTTTCAGCGTTGCCGGGTGATCTGTCGGCTGTGTTTCAGGATGGAAAATTTACTGGCAAGGATCGGCGGGTAGGAAAAATTTTGGGCAATAAAATAGATCGAGTATTTGGCAGTGAAGGTTATTGTTTGCGCAAAGTGATAGGTGCTGGTAGATGGCGGCGCTGGCAGGTGCTTGTTAAAAATCCGCCAAAAAATGAAGAGGAGGAGATACCATTTTGAAATTAAAACATCGTAGTTTATTTAGCATGATTGTTAGGATGCCACAAATATTTTTGAAACATTATAAGATATTAAGACAAAATAATTCTATTAAAGAATCATGCCGGGTGGCATTTCTTTTAAGTACAGTGATGCTTAAAACAAGGAGAAAGAAATGATTTGGTTTATATTAGCAATTTTATTAATAGTAGCAAAATTTTATTTTGGTTTTGATATGCTTTTCTTGATATTGGGATTGTATTTATTAGCCATTTTTCAAGGAGCCACAGAAGACGATGGTTATGATGGACCAACAACACCATATTAACAGAAAAAAGAAAGAAAGGGGGAAATAATGAATAGCCTATACCGTCGTAAAAAACGAGGCAACCAACATTTTAATGGTAATTTGAAAGAATATACTGAGTGGCTTAAAACTAAATGCATTGATTTAGAAGAATGTCAAGAGCTAATTTGTGACCCGGCTACATTTGTAGCACCTCATGTGATTTATTGTAAAGGTGAAGCTTTTACTATATTAGAAAAATTTAACTTTAACTGGTAAAGGAGAAAAAGATGGAAAAAATGATCTTTGACTTGCTTGATTTTTTCGAGAAAAGAAAATTAAAACATCGCATTGAGTTAGAAAAAATATGCTCTACCAACAAATCAAAGATTATGTAAACATTCTCATTGTAGCCAAGCGCTATACTCGACTGCGTCGCACAGGTCGATGCTGGCGTGGACTATGTCCAGCGCATAATGACCAGGTACCAAGCTTTGTAGTCTGGCCAGATACTGGTCGCTGGTGGTGTTTTGCTTGTAACACTGGTGGCAGCGTAATCGATCTGGTAGCATTTGCTGAAAATATAGACTATCGGGAAGCTGCTCGGCGACTTGCGGAAGAATTTAATATCATAGTTAATCGTCCAGTTCGATCGTCTAAACCAAGTCGCCAATTTAACTTGCAACAGGCTTTACAAGACTTTGCAGATTTGCGCAAAGAATATAAAAAGTTATTTTATGAAGTACTTGCTTGTCAATTAACAGCGGAGTGGTGTAAGCTGACTGATGAACTAATTCGTAATCCATTTTGTGATGATGCAGCGAGGAAATATCAGAGAAGAGAAATAATAAACATGAAATTAGATTGGCTAAAAAATAAAAATTTTCAAAAAAATACTTGACAAGGTTAATAAAAATTATTATATTTATGACAGAAATTGAAAATAGAAAGGAGGTGAACAAAGCCGTGACGAAATATGAAAAAATCGCTCGCTATTTTTGGCGGCGCTTTCGAACAATCCCGACAGGTTGTCCGGAGTGTCAGCCAAATGGTAGTGATGCTGACGGTTGGATCAGCATCACTACCGCCAGACTGATTGAGTGTCCCGGTTGTGGGCGTCGGGGCACTCGTTTCTACGCACCGGCCCCCGACGAAAACTAATTAAACCAGCCGGGTGAAAGCCTGACCCGGCTGGGAAATAAGTTAAGGCGTCTTTGATCCTCTACGAAGAGGGTTGGAGACGCTTTTTTTTTGGCAAAAAAAATAGAAAGGAAAAGCCATGACCATCTCACGAGAATTGATCAAAAGGAAATTATTTGTCGAGTGCTGGAGTGTCAAATGCCAGCGGCTGGTTGACTTCATCGAGCATGTTAAGTATGACTACGAGCTCGATGAAGTTGATTTTGATGATATTACAATTGTCGAGACCAGTGATCCGCACTATTTAGATCGGCGGAATCGGCGATATTCCAGTGCAGCTGTATTGAAAAAAGGGAATTGTCAACATGGCTCGTATTGAATGTATGCGTTATTTCGGTGGAAAAAAGAATTTCCGCCGGAAAATGTAAATAAATAAATAGAAAGGAGCTATATCATGTCAAACATCGAAAAAACTCTACAACAAATCATTTATAGTCTGAACGATGTTCATGTTGGTATTCATTTACTTTCAAAGCAGTTGGTGATGAATTCTGAACAGGTTCAATTACTACAAGGATCGGTAGAGAATTTGATGGAATATTTTGAGAAAATGCAAAAGCAATTAACAAAGGAGAAATAATCATGGAAATTTACAACATTCAAACAAAAGAAATAAAAATTAACGGTAAAAAGGCAACTCAAATGCTGGTAGGCTTTGGTCAACCAGCAAACAATCCAGAAATAGTTCGATTCGTGGATGAACATGCGCCAGAGTTAAATGGAAGGCTTTTATTGATCAACGGTAGAGCATCTTTGCCAGTGGCTTTTGTCCTGGCGCACAAGTATTTACATACTTTTGGCGCGGTGGGTGTTTTTGACCCAAAGCTTGCTGCGTATGTAATTGTTTCTTCGCATACTCCAGAATTTGAAGTAGGTGATATTATATGAAATTGTTTAACCGAAGGAGGTTCGATTCCTCCTGTCTACCACTTTAAAAAGTTAAAAGGACAAAAACATGAAGAAAATTTTCATCAATTGTACCACAAAAAAATTAACAAAGAAACAGTTATCAACAGTTCAAGAATTCGGCGAGATTGAAATTATTGAACTTAAAGACACAAATTTGTCGCTGTTTGAAAAATTGGTTCGCGGTCCAATAGATCAAGAAGAATGTTTTAAACTTGCGG